TTTGGGCGTTACGGAAGTTGTTCCGGTTGTCCCGTTTATAAAGACCGTTCACAAGAAATCGGCGGCGAGAACGCTCACCAACGACCCATGAACATCAACGGGTGTCAAACCAAGAACAACTTCCTCAAAAACGTCCAAAACGTCAGAGGCCATGAATCCATAGCGATAGTTGCAAAAGGCATTGAAATCATCACTTTGAATAGACAGCTCGGGAGTAATTTTACTGCGGACATTTGCAAGAGTAATGCCAGCTTCCCGAGCGTTCCAACTCAAAGCATCATTCAATCCTTCTGAAGACAACTTCTTCACTTGCTTGAATTCATGGACAAATCGGTCCAGAAAAAGATTGCGCACTTCAGGGAGGAAGCGAAACTCGTAAGCATAACCAACGCTCTTACCAGCCATGTAAGCCGCGTCAGAAATGGAGTGGTTTTTGTTAGCTCGCATATTGAAACGTGCTAAGGCCTTGCCCGGTAAGGGGATCGTGAGATGCTGGCCGTCGCAACGCGGAACAAATAGCTTGCTTAAAAAACCACACTGAACCAAACCCCTTCTCCTGAAAACCTTCGCTACCATATTAGCCTCGGTTGCCATGCTTTCATAAAGGCGGCAAGAATGGCGGGGTAAACCGTCAATCCTACCGAGCATGTCATCGCCGAGTATAAGGGCTCGCGAAGAAGGAGAACGCACACGCAAAAGAAAGGAGTAAAGTATAACAGAATTCCAAAACGAATTGCGAAAAGTTGTGTCCGTGGCACCTGTGGGAAGTTGGTTGTCCAGAACAGCGGTGACTCCGTGTTTGACATTCTTCACAACAAAATGATTAGTCTTGTTGTGAAGACGGATAAACCACTCAGGGCAACCCAACCGTCTCATCAGTGCCATTTCCAACAACATGACATCAGAGCACTGCTTCATATCGTTAGCAGAAAAATCACTCTCGATGAAATCGCCATTGACGTCGTTAAGGAAAGCTGTATACATCTCCGGGGTCTTCTTGTAGGCGACCCTAATCCTATGTGGTCCTTTCATGGAATCAAAACTTCCTGATAGTCGCTGCATGAGCTCGCAGAAAATGGG